TGATGCCGAGTTCGCGGGCGATGTCTTTGGCGCTGAGGTGGCTCATTGGTGCCTCAGCATCGGCAGGCGGATGCGGCGCATGGCGCGCCCGGCGATCTGCTGCGCGCGGGGTCGGCTAGTGCCGAGCACGAGAGCGATCTCGTCGAAGGTGTGCTCGCCGCGCGCCGCGACGTCGAGCGCACAGCTGGTCTCTGCAGGAACCTCGTCGGGCTCTAGCCCCGGGTGATTCACCCGCAGGTCGCCGTTTTCGAGGATGTCTAGGTAGTTATTGTGTTTGCAGGAGACATACGGGCACGGGCGCGGCACCGAGAAGCAGTGAGCGCGGATGCGCGGCCGCCAGGTGAACGCGAGCACGAGAGCGTCGGTTGACGCGTGGCGGGTGGCGGGTTCGACCTCGAGCGAGAATGCGAGACTCATTGCAGTGACTCCCTAGGTGAACGCCCGAGCAGAATTGCCAAAGGTGCTGCCCATGGCGAGCATGGGCGACGATGAAGGGTCTCCGTCTTGCTGCCGTGTTGGCGTTGGGGTGCTCCGCCGAATCCGAGCCGATCGACTTCAGTTGTGATCCCGTCACCCAGCGGGTGGGCCTCTACCTGCAAGAAGTAACGCCGATCAGCGGCAACTGCGGACCGCAGAGTGCCTCTCTGGTTCAGGTCGACTCCGGCATTCCCGACACCTGCGTGCGCGTGGAACCCGACGAGTGGCGAGATGACAGCTGCACGTTGGTGCGCTGGACGCGCTGCCAAACCGGCAGCGGAACCAGCGAGTTGCTGGCGATCACGACGCAGCAAGACCCTGCTGGCGACGTCGTCTCCGGAACCATGACCCTGCGTATCCGCACCAGCGACGGAGACTGTGACGGCACGGCTAACGTGAAGTGGACGCGCCAGTGAGTTCAAGACGCCTCCGCTTCCGCAATCTCCTCATCAAACAGGCGCCAATCAACGCCGTACTTCTCCTGAATCACGGCCCGTAGTGGCGGAGAAGGCTTCAGCTTGCCGCTCAGGATGCGGGACAAGTGGTCCTGAGCCACGCCTAGCTCAAGCGCCATCCGGGCTTGGCCCGACGGGCGCTCGGTAGCGCCACTTCTCGGCGGAACACACAGCTTTAACTCGAGGCATCCCTTGTTCACACCCCCAGTATTGTCAACGAACCAAGATTGTCAAGAGAACAACGTATTGCCTCCCGCTCGGGAGCAGCGCGAAACTCGCAGCGTGCCGAAGAAAAAGGAGCGCACTCCTCCAGCCGAGTTGGCAACGCTCGGAACGCGCCTGAAGTACGCGCGCGAGCGACAACGCCTGACTGCCGCAGCAGTGGCGGAATCCGCCCAGATCGACCCGGGCCAGCTTTCTCGCTACGAGAAGGGTGAGCGGACCAGCGGCATCGAAGTGGCCACCGTGATCGCGCTAGCGAGAGCGCTTGGCGTGCCGGTGGGATGGTTGGCGGCGGACGAAGGAACCCTCCCGCCTGTAGCTGTCTTCCGTGAGAACGCGGACCGCCGGAAAAAGCCGCCGAAGAGCTGAGAGCGCCTCCTCGATGTAGCGGCTGGACCCCTCCACCACCGCTATCCGGCGCCCAGTTTCCCGATTGATTACCGTCAAGACGAGCGCGTCACCGCTCCCTTGGAGTTCAGCACGTATCCCCATAACCGAGTGGTAAGATTACCACCGCCCGTCACCGCAGCGAAACGCGGGAACTGAACAGGCCGGCGTTTCGGTCGCCGATTGTCGCACAGCATGTCCGTGTCTTTTGTTCCTTGTATCCTTGACAACCTTGTACCGTTGACAATAATAGGACCTCGAAGCTGCTAATCCCGCGGTGCCCAATCCGGCTGCTGAAGGCCGGTCTAGCGTTCGCTGCGCTAATTGGGCGCCTCGGGACAAGCAGCACTGGAGTTCCTGATGAAGACATCAATCAAGGTACTCGTGCTCGTCGAGCGGCACGAGGCGGTCGCTGTGCGTCCGCAGCAGCAGAGCTTCGACACAGTCGGCGAGGCCATCGAGGCGCGCCCAATTCGCCGGGTTTTCCCGACCAATGTCACAGCGGCACCGTTCGCGCGTGCCCTGTTGAGCCTCGATCGCTGGCTGCGGAGGGCGTCGTGAACAAGCGCGTTCAGGACATGCTCGCCAAGGGCATGAATCGGCCCGAGGCAACGGTGAATGCGATTCTCGACTGCGCCATCGATGCCGCAAAAGCGGGGCACGACCTGACTGGCGACGTCTCCGGATTCAACGAGGCGCTTGTTATCCTGCGTGAACACGTTGAGGCCGAGATCAAGGCGCGAATCGATGCAGCGCTGGCGCTGCGGAATGCCAGCCAGGGTCAGGTGCCATCGTGACTGTCCTCGCATTCCCCGGCGGCGGCGTGTGTCTCGACACCTTCCGCACCGACGAGGCTCCCACCAAAACCACGCGCTTGTGCGACTGCGGACAGAGGCGCGACGAGCGAGGCAACTGCCAATCCTGCGAAGCGGTCGCGGTCAACAGCGAAAACCCGCTGTTAGATCGCATCCGAGCGGAGCAGAAGCGCTGGGCTAGCGAGGAGCAGATTCGGGCCGACCTCGCCGAGAGCGAGAGCCTGCTGTTCCACGTCTTGACGCGGTCCAAAAACGGCTACTGGCGCGAACAGGCGAACAAGGCACGCGAGCACGTCACCAAGGCCATAAACGAGCTGAACGAGCACGGATTCGAGGACAGCCCGCCGTGTGAGGTGTCGCGGTGAAAACCCTTACCGGCATCCCGCTCCCTCCTCTGGAGCCGTACACCGAGGACGAGCCAACTCAGACGGATATCCGCCGCCCGAACACTCCCGACCGGGAGACGAAGGCGCTGTTCGAAGCGCTGGCCGCGTGGCGCGCCTTCTTGGTGCAGAAGTACGGCGCTCGCCGGACACTCACCCTCGAGCACACGCACCGCGCTGTAGTGATCGAATACCGCTTCTCGGCTGCGGGCATCTCGCAGTCTCGCTCAACCGCAGTGAGGGTGTCGTGAGTCCCGCGTTGCATGCGCCGGATTGGCGCGTGATCGCGTTCTACGTGATCGCGCAGCTCACGGTGGTTGGACTGGTTGTTTTGAAGGAGTGGAAACGATGATCGAGATTCTGAATCGGTACACGCAAGCTGTTCTGTTCAAGAGTGAGAGCGCTACAAACCTGCGCGCTGCTCTGTTGGAGGCGGTGAGATCCGTGGCCAACCTGGGCGAGGCCAACCTGCGCGGGGCCGACCTGCGCGAGATCAGAGAGGACTTCGAGGACGTATTGAGCTCTGCACCAGCAGAGGCCCCGGCGCTGGTCTCCGCTCTGAAAGAGGGCAAAGGCTGGGCCGAAGAGTGGCTAGGAGCGCCCGGCGAATGAATCACATCAAACTCGACCAAATCGAGGCGGACATCCGCGGCAACGCGCACAGCCTCGCGTTCGGGCTCGCGCAGGCGTACGCGCTCGGCAAGAGCGACGGCGAGCTGCCGCCGGACCCTCCGAGCGCCTGCGGCTGCAACTGCTGCGGAGGCTGCGAACACAACGGAGTCGTGGCCACGCTAAAGGGTCGACTGGCGTACATCCGCCGCGAGCTCGACGCCATGGACGCACGTCAGGTCGCAAGGCTGCACATCTCGGTGCGTTACCTGATCGGCCGAATCCGCGATGCCGCAACGCGCCCGCTCACTCGCGACATGGGGTTCCCGTGCTCGCCAAGCCACCACTACGACCCGGCGGGGAACGAGCCGGAGATTGGGAGTCGAGACGATGGCTGACGAGCGCACAGACAACACCTGGCGCACAGACACCTGGCGCGAACTCATCGCGCGAGAGATGTCCAGCCGCGGAGAATCGTGGGCCGATATCGTCGCATGCACGTTGACAGGAACGGAGTTGGACGAAATGTTCGACTCTGGGTTCGGGTGCAGCGAGGGCAAGCCGTTCACTGCCTGGACCAAGGAACATGTGTACTTTCCGGCCTGCTACGACGGCAGCGAGTGGTGCGCATCCGTGCCACGGGACCCGTGTTTAGAGGCAACAGAGCACGTAGGTCGCGAATGAGCGACTCCCTCGAAGAATGGCTGGAGCTCTCGCTCAGCGGCCACGTGGTTTCCAAGTACGACCTGCCGTCAGAGGCGGCTCTGCACTCGGTGCACGCGCAGCTCGCGCGCGGGGTTCGCGAGCAACGTCGATTCAAGTGTTCGGAGATTCAAGATGACAGCGTTAGCAACGACAGCGGCGCAAAGTAGCGCTCTCGCGCGCCAGGCAGACAGTGAGCTATCCGTCGAGGACATCGTCGCCCAAGTCCGCAAGGTTCAGGAGGTGATGAGCGCAGTGATGAAGGAAAACGAGCACTACGGCGTCATCCCCGGCACGAAGGCAAAGCCGACCCTGTTGAAGCCGGGCGCAGAAAAGCTGTGCCTGCTGTTCCGTCTCGACCCGGAATACGAGCTCTTGGAGCGCACCCGAGAGGGTGACCATCTAACCATCACCGCGCGGTGTGTGCTCTATCACGCCCCAACGGGGCAGAGGCGCGGCTCGGGACTCGGTAGCTGCTCCAGCCGTGAGTCGAAGTACGCCTACCGCCGCGGCGAACGGAAGTGCCCGAAGTGCGAGAAGGAGACCATCCGCAAGAGCAAGAATGACGAGGGGTGGTACTGCTGGCGCAAGCTCGACGGCTGCGGCGCCACTTTCAAGCCTGGCGACAAGGCCATCGAGGGGCAGGAGGTCGGTCGCGTCGCGAATCCCGACCTGGCCGACACCTACAACACGGTGCTGAAGATGGCGACCAAGCGCGCGCTCGTGGCCGCTGTGCTCATCGTCACCGCCGCGTCGGACATCTTCACGCAGGACCTAGAGGACTTGCCGCCGCCGCCAGAGGAGCAGGCGCCACCGCGCACCGGCGGGAAGATTACCCCGCACGCCGACGCGGATGAGGACCCGTACGCGCCTCCGCCGCAGGGCGGGCCCTTCGAGAGCCTCATGGACCAACTGGTGGACCTCGAGTCGCACACTGACCGCTGCGCGGACTACAACGAACTCCTGGCGCTGCGCGCAGTCGCCGGCAGCAAGGCGGACCCGAGCGTCCCACTGCTGAAAGCGCTGCAGGCAGCGAGAGAACAGCGCTCCATCAGCCCTGACCAGCGCAAGGCGCTGAGTCAGATCTGGGCGCGCGTTGATCGGAAGCTCGACAAGCTCAAGAGCCAGCTCAAGCCAGACGTCGCCGATTCGTTCCGCGACGACCCCGAGGACTTCGAACGATGAACTACGGTCGAGCCCCGCGGAGTCCAGCCGGGCTCCGCGGGAGCAACGCGGTCGACATGCGCGAGCAGCTTTGGGGCGAGCTCCGCGCCATCTCCCAAGGGTGGCAAGGCCGCTGGTGGTTCGAGTGCACCAAGGCCGGCCATCGCCAACTGCTGAACGCGAATTCGATCCGCCATGAAGCAAAGACCAAGAACAAATACCCAATCTGCAAGGAGTGCGAGCGATGTCCGAAGTGAAACTCAGCACGGAGGTAGCCTCGGCGCTTGCCTCCGACACAAGCCATGTCCACCGTCCAGAGGACCCGACGTTCGATGCTATCGAGGATGAGTGCCAGTGGCTCTCTGACAGCATCACCACGAGGTGCATCCAGAACCATGACCGCGTGCACCGGATGAAGGCCGCACTCAGCAGCGCCGCGAGCGAGATCAGGATTCAGCGGCGCCTGCTCGCTCGGATAGCTCGGGAGGCGTCCCGATGAGCGTTTGCAAGGAACCATGCGACCGCTGCGATTCGATGAAAGGCCTGTACGAGGCCGGCAAGGGCGCACGCATCGCGCTCGCCGGCGTGGACCAGGGAAACCTCACCTTCGAGCACCCGAACGCGCAGGAGACCTATGACCTAATCTGGGCCCTGAAGAACACCGTCCAAGCGCTCACTCGGCAGCTCGCCGAACTCATCGCCCCCGCTCGGTCTGCTCCAGCAACCATACCCTGTCCGCCGCCCGAAGCTCCGGGAACCGAAGCGCCAAGCGAATGAGGTCGCGCAGCTGCTCCTCGGTGAGGTGGTCACACGCAGCGAGGAGCGCTTGGTACCGGAGCAGACGGCCGTCAGTCACGGCTCGACGGAGGGGGCGGGTCGGTGGCGTCGGCAAGCTTGGCGCGAGCCTCGGCGAGCCGTGACTGACGAACGAGCGTCGGCGGGTCGTCCCACTCCTCGTCCATTAGGTCTGCGATGGAGGCGAGCTCGGCGCGCGCTTCCTCTCGAGCGCGACCAAGAATCGCTCGGCGTCTTTCAGGTGAGCCCGTTGACTCTCGGCTAAGGCGCCTCTGAGATTCGCGTTCTCCGCTTCGGCCGCCTTCAGCTGCTCCACGAGTTGCCCGCGTTCCCGGTCCAGCGCCTTCTCGCGTTCCCGCCACAGGAGAGCCACCGCTGCCGCCAGCATCACACCGATCGGGCCGGTTCCGCTTGCTATCTTCTCCAGAGTCTCCATGTGCCATCACTCGCCCCCATCGACGGGGCGCAGGTGCAGCCTGACGCCGGGCTGCGTCTGCTCCTCGTGCGGGTAGATTCGCTGCGCTGCTTGAGCGCGTTCCACTTCCCACGCCTCGAAACGCGCGATTATCTGCTCGTAGAGCGCGCGGTTCTGGGCGGGCGGAGGCGGCATCGAGCGCACCAGCAGCGCCACGGAGTGCACGAGTAGGTCGAGGTTCGCCTCGATGCGCTCCGCGGTGTACTCGAGGCGCTTGAGCCTGATCTCGTGGTCATCGTGGGGAGGGACGGATTCACGCGGTGCGGTTGGCGGCGGCATGGGCTGGCTCCGGGTAGGCTTCAAGTTGACTGAGCAGAGGTTGGTCCGGTTCGGCGAGTTCGCCCTTGGCCTCGGCGTGCGCAATCAGCTGCACCAGCGGCAGCCACACGCGCGCGACGCGCCCGCCGACCTTCGCGCCGCCGTTCGTCGTGGCCTCAAGCTCGCGCACGCGCAGCGCCCCGCCAGGCTGCCCGTACTCCGCGGTGTAGAGCCTGCGCCCGTCACGGCGCAGCACGCATAGGGCGTGAGCGTCGCTCGTGTCCGGCAGGTTCCACACCAGCACCACGTCGCCCTCGGCGAACTCGTCGGAGTAGCGCGGCTCGCGGCGCGCAGGGTGTGACGCCAGCGCGGAGATGTTCCGCCCGATTCGGTACCCGCCCAGCGAAGCGCGGTTGAGCCAGTCGCCGCGGCAGCCGAGGAAGGCGAGCATCGAGAGCGGCAGGTCAGCGCAGCTCGAGTAGAGCGTCTGCATCCGCCCGACGTCCCGCCCCTCCGTGACCGTCTGGTAGACGGATTCGCGCTCGGCGCGGCCCTCGGTGCCACCACACGCCCAGCAGAGGTACAGCCCGGCGTAGCGCCGGAGTTGGGCGAAGTCCACGGCTCAAAAGCCCCAGCAGGAGAAGTCTGCGAACATGACGGACGCCGTCCGGAAGACGCCGAGCTCCAGCGACTCCGCCAGAGAGAGCCGGTTGCCGGGCTCCTGCGCGAACCGCGCGTCAATCGTCGCGTCGGAGGCCACCAGCGCACCAACGCGCCCGTCGTCCGCCACCGGCAGTCCGTGCTCGTGGCAGGTCCACCCGGGGCACTGCCCGGCGTCGCACTGGGCAACGGAGCACGTCCCGGGTTGCGCTGCGCATGAGCCCTGCGTCGCGCAGGTCCCCTTCAGTGGGTAGGCGACTCCGCTCATCTTCTCGACGAGGAACCGCGCGCGTGTGACGTCGACCAGCGGCGCCAGCGGCAGCGCGATCACGAAGCGCCCGGGCGGGCTGTCGCAGAACAGAATCTCCTGCTCCGCAGCAGCGACGTCTTCCGTCGGAGCGGAGCCGCTGCAGGCGCAGACGAGCGCCAAGATGGAGAGCACAAGCAAACGACGGATGCGGGTCATGGTTCTACCTCTTCTAGAGCCACAGCAAGGGCCATGGCGCGGGTGGGGGTTGCCTTGGGGGAGCGCAGCCCGTTGTTGCTGGGGTCGACTTCGACGCGGGCGGCAACTGCCGACGCGACGGTTGCCTTCTCGGAGGCGGGAAGTGCGCTCGCTGCCACGATGGCCGCGGTGGCGTCGTCGATGGGGTACGCAGCGTCTGCCGCGCTCGTCCGGAACACGCTCTCGTGAGAGCGCGTCCAGCCAGGCGGGGCCACGCCCGTACCGACCCACGTGTCTGGCATGGTGACGTGGCGTCCGCCGCCCTGGTGAGCGCCCTTCCTCGGGTACCCGAGGGCCTTATCGACGAGGTCCGCGAGCGTGTCCGCGGAAGCCTCACTCGTGAGCACCGTTTGCATCAGACCCCCGTCCCGTAGCGAGAGAGCACGTAGGCATCGAGCGCGGTGCGCTCAGCCGGAGTGGGCAGCGCGTACCAGATGGCGCACTCGGCGATCGTCACGGCGCCGAACGAAGCGCCGGTGCCGCCGAGACAGAACTGCGTGCACGGCGCCGTGTTGCCTGCGCTGACACCGGAGTTCGTGGTGGTGCCGACGATCTTGAGGTAGTCGGCGGCGCTGTTCGAGAAGTAGTTCTCGATGCGCGCCACGCTGTTAAGCGACCACAGCGTGTTGTTGGTGATCACGCCGTTGTACTGCGAGACGTTCGGGCTCGGTGTGTTCTGGAAGAGGTGATGGGACGCGGGCGTCGCGCCGGCAGAAAGGTTTCGCCCGTTGACCCAGGACTGCTGGGACATCACGTACCAGATGAACGCTGGCGTGGTCCCAGCCGCGGGCAGGCCGAAAGCCCCAATCAGGATGTCGTTGACGCCGTCGAACGTGAGCGTGGACTGCGCGCCGAAAACGAAGTCGGAGGCGTTGTAGACGGGCTGCGCGCCGCCCGTGGCCTGAACGAGGTCGCGCCCGTTGCCGGACTGGTCGGCCCAGGCGCTGACGCCCGTGCCGATGGTGATGCCCAGGTCGCCGCGCCACCACGCTTGGCAGGGCACACTCGTGACGATGGTGGGCGGAGTGGTGCCAGCTGGAGCAGCGGCGGAGGGGCCGCGCGCAGCCACTCTGCCGCGGTTGTGGCTGGCTCCTGGGCGCCGGTTGATCGCGAGAATCTCCGCCGTGCTGGGCAGCACAATCTCGCGGTCCGGCTGGAGGATTCTCGCGGCCGACATCAGATGTCCTCACCTGCGTTCTGGCTCGGTCCCAGCGACGCTATTGCCACTCGCAGCGTGGTGGTGCCGGACGAGGTCCGCGCCACGAGCCACTTGTAGTCGTTGGGGATGCGCAGATGCTTCTCGACGCCGTTCTTAAGGCAGTAGGCGACCGTCGCTGCGCCCGCCGTCGTCACAGCGGGGTCGACTGTGCCGGAGTCGGCGTTGTTGAACGCGAGGTACACGTCCGCGCCATCTGCGAGGAGCGCGAGAAAATGGCCGTCGTCCCACGCGGTGAGGTACGTGCTCAGGTCGAACCTGGTGCTTGTGGCGGTGATCGGCAGTGCGCCGATTCGCGCCTTGGTGGCGTTGAGCAGCGGCGCGATGATATTGCTGGCTTCGAAGTGAACTTGATGCATCTCAGGTCTCCATGAGCTTCTGAACGCGCGTTTCGTGCGCCTTTGCGATGCGCTGCGACGCCGCCGAACTATTTGGGGTGGGTTGTGACGCAGCGAGCTCTTGCTGCATGCGGATGCCGATCTGCGCCTGCCGAGCTAGGAAGTCCCCGCGCTGGGTGGGGTCGAGTTCGCCGTTCATACCGAGCAACAGGTCGAGCTGCGCTAGCGCGTTGTCCGGAACGTCGTCCTCGAGCTTCGGCAAAATATCGAGCAACGCGGCGCGTGCCGAGGCGAACAGCTCCGGGTACTGCTCGCGAGCAAACTTCGCCTTCTGGTAGTCGAGTTGGCCATTTTGGAAGTCGGCGAACACCGAAAACGGGTCCGTTGTCGCCTCAAAGAAGGCTTCTGCGGTGCGCAGCTCCTGGTCGGACACCACGTCTTTCGACTTCGAAGGGATGAGGCTCGGCTCCCGTCGTCCAGGAAGAGCCTCGAAGAGCTTCTGTAGCTTCGTTGCCGTGTCGAGCATCAGCGACGCGCCCAGCGCTGGGTTGGTGTGCATGATGGGCGCGAGCGCGCGGTCTGCCGCATGCTGCGCCTTCGTGGGGTTGGTGATGACCTGCGCCAGGATGTCGCGTCGCTGCTCGTAGCGCTCTTTCTGTTCCGCTCGGGTCAGATCGCGAGTGCTCTCGAAGAGCGGACCGCCGAGCTTGGGCGGCAGCCCGCGCACGCTGACCCGCGTCGCGTCCGCTATGAGCCCCATCGCGCGCCGCGCGCCTTCTAGCCGCGAGTCGGCGCCTGGCGGAACCATGCCGCTCGCGCGCACCGAGGCCGCCGCCTTGGCTGCCGCCGCCTTGCTCTTGGGAGCGCCGGCACCCATCGCGGTTTCTACGGCGCTCGCAACGGCCTCCGCAGTGCGCCCAGGCGTGGTGTCCGCAACCTCGCGCAGCGCCTTCATCAGGTCGACAGCGCCTGCGCGGCCACCAGGGAATATGAGCCCCGAGAGGGCCCCGCGGATGCCGTCCTGTGCGAACCCGGTGACCATGTTGCCGGCTCGCCCGAGTCCCACAGCGCGCGCTGCGTCGAGACGTGCAGCCTCGCGGTTTGCTCCGGCGATGATGTTCTCGGCCTTGTCGAGCGTGCCGCGCAGAGTCTTGACGGACGCCGCGACGTGAGCCGCGCGCTTCGCCTGCGCGGGGGAGAGCGCGTAGGCCTTTTGGATCTGGTCGGTCAGGTTCTCGGAGGAGGCGATCCAGCGCCGGAAGTTCTCGTCTCGCAGTGAGCTGTTGCCGAGCCCACCGAGGTAGCTACGGATCTTCTCCGGATCGGCACTGAACTGCGGGCGCCCGTAGATGTCCTTGCTCGTCTCGCTGGCGAGGTTCCGTAGCGCGTAGCGGCTCTCGTTGATGTCGTCTACCCAACCCATGTTCACGGCGCGCTGAGCGGCGCCCTGGCGGCCCCACACGGACTCGTCGAACAGGCTGTCGGCGAGCCCGCGGTACTGACCTTCGACGAACTCGAGCATTTCCTGCCCCTCGCGAGCAAGGTGCGCAGCCGTGCTTGTGGTCTGGTTCTTGAGCCCAGGAACCAGCTTCAGCAGCTGACGCCGCGCGGCGTCGAGCGCGATATAGGCGTCCGCGGCGTTGCTGACCTTGGCAAGCGTGGACTCCAGCTCAGCGACGGTGTGCCCGATCGACTGAACAGTGCGAGACGGCGCGCGACCAACCTGGTTGGCGGCGCCACGCCCTGCTGTGGCCGGCGGTGGAGCAATCGTCGCGAACGACTCCGCGAGCTCAGCTGCCTTTTTCTGCGCGGCCGCGATGGCCGCCGTCTGCTTACTGGCGTCGTCTCCGAAGTCCGCCGCCAAGTTCTTCGCCACCAGCTCGCGCTTGAGGGGAGCCTCGCGCAATTCCTGCGTGACCTCGCGCACACCCTTGGCGACCGAGTCGAAGTCCTTGCGCAAGGCTCCGGTCGCGCCCTCGAGCGCGACGTCGCGATGCACGTACTTCGCGACATCCGGCATGGTCGCGATGTTCTCCCAGGTGTCCGGCGTGAGTTTGCCGGCGCGCTCGATGAGCTCCGCGTCCGCCTTGGCGCCCGCTCGCAGCGCTTCCTCCTGCATCGCCACCGGGTTAGGCCCGGCCTTCTGGATGTCGTCGACCACTCTGGCTTCGAGATCGTCGACCACGCCGAGGGCGCCCTCTGCTGCCTCCGCCGCCTGCCCTGGCTTGCCGAACACCTCGCGCAACCTGGCGCCACCCTTCTGAGCGAGAGGCACCGCCGCGCCGCCTACGCCGCCCAGCACGGCCCCCAAGAGGCCCGATGCCAACACCGCCTCCCTCGAGGCCGTCGTGTTGTCGGGCTGCTCGAATGGCGCCAGGAGGCCCCAGGATGCGCCCTCCGCCGCGCCCACAGCTGCGCCCATGCCGACGGTGCCGAGGCGAGCAGCGAGGCGCGGAGCGGCCTGGGCGGCCAGCTCCGGCAGGGCCCCGCCACCGAGCGACACCGCCGTGCCTGCAATCTGCCCGGCGCCGCGGGTCAGCGCGGAGAGCGCGGGCCACTCCGCTTGCTGCGCGCGCTGGTCCCGTAGGAACTCGTTTTCGGCTTCGAGGCCCCCGGTCAGGTAGCTGGAGTTGCGCAGCTGCCGTTCGAACGAGGTTCCCTCGAGGAACTCACCCAGCGACTCGTTCCCGGTCGCGGCGTAGCCGATCGCGGCCGGGACGCGCGCTCCGGCGGTGGCGAGGTTGTACCCGACGTCAGCAGCACCGAGAGCGAGCCCTTCGACGGCCGCCACGGTTCCGCCGATAACGCCAGCCTTCTTGGCGCGGTCGCGCTCTAGCTGCACCTCGTCGGCGGTAACGGGGCTCATCCCCTGCTCGAACACGTACCGAGCCGCCAGCTCCTGCGGGACTGCGACGACGCGGCCGTCCTTGGTCTGCAGGAACGCCTCGCCTCCCTCGATGTGCGTCGGGAGAGGCGGGGGAGCGGGCGCGAGAGGTTCCGCCATCAGCGCAGTGACCTCGGGACGGGCAGCGGCGCGCCGCCTGCTGCTGGAGGAGCGAAGCCTGTGCGGCGCGAGGTCTCTGCTTGCTGCGCTTCGCTCGCTCGGCTCTGCGCGCCGGACACCACCGAGCCGGGCACGCTGGTGTCGAGCGCGCTCTGCTGCTCGTCCATGCGGCGTTGGAGCGCGTTGAGCATCGAGACCATGGATTCACCGCTCATGCTGGTGAGGTTCTCTTGAAGATCGCGAATGTTGTCGGCGTTCGGCGCTGACCCGCCTTCAAGGCCGCGCGCGATCATCGGGGCTAGCGTGTTCGCGTCCGCCTTAATGCGCTTAGAGCGCTCGGAGCCGACCACGGGAGCGGTGGACCAGACTCCGCCCACGTCACCCTTCCAAGTGCGCGTGCGCGGGTCGAAGGTGGCCCCAATCTGCTCACCGTACGACTGCAGGGCCTTCATGCCAGAGTCGACGGCGACCTTGTTCTGCTTGTAGGTGAAGGCGTCCTTCTCGGTGGCGCCGCCCATTGATGCCTCGCGCGCAGCTTCGGCCTCCGTCTTGGCGGTGTCGGCGCGCCCCTTCGCGATATCCACCTCGCCTTTCTCGAGGCCCTGAACGTCACCAAGAGTCTTGGCGCGCTGCTGAATCGTGCGTTCGCTCGGCGCGCGAAGGCCTCCAGCCGAGGGAGCCACCGGGTACTGCATCTCCTGCGAGATGCGCGCCGAATGCTTGCCCATCGAGTTGCGCAGGTACTCTTCCTGAAACCGCGTGAACTTCTCCTGCTCCGCGATGTCCCACTCCCGTGCGCGCTGTTGGATCTGCGCGGACTTCGAGGCGGCAGCCGTCTTTGCGCGCTCGGACGCGACGTAGTCGAGCTGCACCGTTCGCAGCATCGCCTTCGCTTGATCGAGGTCCTGAGTGGACCGAAGCATGTCGCTGAGCGCATTGTCCGCAGCCCATCCCTTGGTCGACAGCTCCTTCTCTTGGGCGGCGATGTCGCGCTCGATCATCGAGTCGATGATCCGAGCGGCGTAGTTCTCTGTCTTGCCCAGCGTGGCCGCGTAGGCACCGAGCCCCTGCGCGATCGCGGAGGCGATCGCGGCCAGCACACCACCGACTCCGGAGAACACTCGCTTCGGGTCCACTTCGCTCTTCTGGTAGTCGGCACGGGTCTGCTCGTAGCGAGCGCGGTCGTCACGCACGCGCTTCATGAGCTCGTTGGTGACGGCCTGTTGTTCTTTCTGGCGCGCGCTGTTCCGGGCCTGATCGGCAATCGCGTCGGCTTGGCCTTGTCTCGCCTCGGCCATCGCGAGCTGCGCGGCCTTGTCAGCCTGTTGACGCCGGTCAACGGAGTACTCACCCATCGTGTCCAGGTAATCCTGATTGACAGGGAACCCGCCCTCCACGACCTGCTCTCCGCCACGCGGCACAGCAACGCCTTGACCCGCGCGGCGCTGAAGCTGCTCGCGTGACACGCCCGGGCGACCCGGCACGTACTCGGGTCGGAACAGGTAGCTCTGCACCTGGCTCTGCTGCGAGGGCGGCCCTTGCGGCGGCGACCCCTGCGGAGGAGCGGTTGGCGGTGGACCACCCTGCGCGCTCTCTACGGTCGGGCCGTTCTGGCTGACCATCGCCGGCGCCACGTCGGGCACGCTCATCCCGCGACCTGCATCCTCGCGACCGCCAGCGCCGTTGAACGCGAGCATCTGCGAGCGGCGGGCTTGCTTCTCGCGGTCGAGTTGCTTAGCCAGCGCCTCAGCATCGGGGCCAGTTGCGACGAACGGCGACCCGTCCGAGCGCAAGAATTGGAACGCGCCGGCTTGCGGCAGCGGTTCGTAGTCGACGAATTGACCAGCCATTACTTTCGACCCCTTTTCGGGAGCGGGAGCGCGCAGGCCATTAAACGGCCCTCTGCCTGCTCCGAGGTTCATTGAAGGAGATGACCGGCTTAACGCCGGGCTCAAACGAATCGACCTGTTCCAGGTCGAATATCGTCAGCCCTGCTTTGCCTTTTTCCTCACCAACGATCTTCCACTTTTTACCCGGTGCAAGGAGCAACTCGTCCTCAAAAGCGGATTGACCCGGAATGCCCGAGACCGGCACGGCGTCTCTTTGGCGAATCCTCAGCAGAACAGGCTTGTGCGTGCCATTGTCTGAAAACAGCTGAGAAATACGCGAGCTGGAGCTCGTGCTCCACACGGACTGCTGATCGATCGCGCCAGCTTTCCGCCACTTATTGATCACCAATTCAGGCAACTCGATGCCGCGCGTAACAAGGCCGGGCTGGGAATGACCGGCTCTCTCAGCGTCCTCTAATGCCCGTTTTATTCGAGCTCCCTGCTGAGTGTAAGTCTCGGCCGGTTCCGCCACGCTCAATGACTTCCCGCTAGATGAAGGATGGACCCGTCGAGGCTGATCAACACCCCACCTGAGGGAGTTGTTTATGTCGGCATAATCCGATCCCATGTACCCACGGATCGCATCAGAGTCCGGGTGTTTATCAAGAAACCGACCGGCTTCTTTCGCTGACTCGGTTCGCCCACCGCTACCAGGGAGCAACTCACGACTCGTGTCAACAGGTGGCAGTTTTTGAGCGCCACCCAGATTCACTGCGCCTCGCTCCATCCGTCGAATCCTTCGCGCGAACCCTTCCGCGCTCTCTCCAGCGCGACGAACTGGAACCATGTCGGCAATTGCGCCCATTGCTGCGCGCCGAGCGGCTGGATTCAATGCAAGTCCAGCGGCCCCAGCTGTTGCAGCGCCCGCCGCTACGTCACCACCAAACTCACCCAACCCCGTGGCGTCCGGGTTGTAGCGTCGCTCCGCCGCGCGCTGCTGCCGATGCTCAGTCACTCCCTCGTCCGAGAGGTTCTCGAACAGGTGCTCCGCGCTCATATTCTCCAGCGTCTGCGGGCTCGCGCCGAGCGCGCGAGCCATCAGCTGGCCGGGGGCAGCAACGCCGTTCACGAACGCCTCCTTCGCGGCACGACCGAACGCGCGCACCGGGCTTGTGTCGCGCTGGCGCTCGCCGCGCTGAAGCACGTGGTCGGATTCCTCTTCCAACTCGTAAAAGGCCTTGTCGCGCTTCTGCGGAGCGGCCTTGTGCTCCCGAGTCAGATTCTCCGGGGCTAGCCGGCGGAGCATCTCTTGACGCGCGCTCTCGCGGTCCAGGTCTTCCGTCCCGATTGAGTCCAGGTAGTCGAACGAGATTGCGTTGTTTGGGCTCCCCGAGCGATGCGACGCAGCCTTCTTGGTGCGCTCGTCGGAGGTCACCACCGTGCCCCCCTCACCGCCTTTTGGGTCTGGGGACCCTCCGTACCAAAGGTCGTAAGGGTCGTCGGGGGCGCCGTACGAGTAATCGAGTGAGCGCGTGTCTACGTCGCGCATCGGTGCGGACGCTGCTGCTGGTTCATGCGCGCCAGGGACGCCCGGGAAGTACTCCTCACCGAGCCAATTGCCGCCGTCACCACGCCCCTGCGAGTAGCGCGACTCCGTCGAGAACGTGGGGTGCCCGTGCTGCTTGTACGTGTCCGGGAAGTGGTCGACTCCTCCTCGAATGTTAGCCCGCGGGTTCTCTTGCCAGTAGCCGCGGTAATCGTAGTGGCTATCCGCGTGGTCCACATCGCGCACGTTGTTGCGCTTTGCCCAAGCCTGAAACGAGCGCTCGTCGCCTTCGCTCAGGCGCGTCGCTTCAGCGGAAGGCGCACGACTTGCTGGCTTCTTGCCAGCGAGCATCGACTCCAGCTCGGCAAACCTTGCCTCTAGGTCGTCCACGCGGCGCTGCTCTTGCCCGAGTCCGCTGGCGGTGCTGAGGCTCAAACGGTCCGTGTTTACGCCGAGCTTACCGTCAGCCTGCCGGACGACCGCGCCATCTACGCCGCGTGACTTCAGCAAGTCCTGCGCCATCGGCCCGGAGTAGCGGCCTTGCCCGTGACGCGCGGGGTCGATGTACTCGTACTCGTACCCTTGCGCTGGGCGCAGATCGACCTCGCTGCGCGCGATGTCCTTCTTGCTGCGGACGTCGGACATGGCCGAGGCGCCAGCGGCGATCATCGAGGCCCACATCGCGTTATCAGCCGCCTGCTGCTGCTGCGCCATCTGCGCGCCCGCGATGCCGATGCCACTCTGCACGCCGTACTCCTGCGTGAGCATCTCTTCGCGCTTGAGGTCGGTCTGGTTCTGCGCCTGGTTCAGTCCGATGCCAACGTTCTGACCAGCGAATTGCAGGCCGGTGCCGGTGGCGTACATCGTGGCGGCGCCCTTGAGTGCGTCCGCTTGCGTGTTCGCGGCTCCCTGCTGCCCCGTCTGCGCAAGCCCGTAGAGCTGCCCCGCGGCGGCGTTCTGCTGGCTGCGGTTCTGCAGGGTCAGCGCCGCGTTCTGCGCCTCTTGGTTATAGGCCTGGTTCGCGGCGAATTGCGTGTTCTGCGAGCGCTGCTGCGCCGTTTGCTGGTTGACGTTCGCGGCGGCGTTCAGCCCCTGCAGGGACTGCGCTCCAGCGGCGTTGTTGATGGCAGCGCCCGTGCCAAGGTTCGACGCTTGTCGCTGTCGCCAGGCGGCCTGCTCCTGCGCCCGAAGCACTGCTGCCTGATTCGATGTGTTCGCCATCGTGGCAGCGTTCGAGCGCTGCGCGTCGGCCAGGCCCTGCGCGCTTCCGCCGTAGCCGCGCCCGCTGCGCGCGATAGCCATGGCCTGATCCATGCTCGCGTTCGCGCCGAGCTGGAGCTGCGCCTGCGCTGCGCTCGGCCCCTCTCGCGACTCGAGGCCCATCAGGCTGTCCCCGATGTTGCGCTGCGCGATGGCGGATTGACGTCCCACGCCGGCCATTTCTGAGCCGTACGCGGTGGACGTTCGCAATGCGTCGTCGGCCAGGCCGAAGTCCGCAGGGGTGGCTCTTATCTGCGGAGCGGAGACGCCGAGAGCAGCATCGCCGCGACGCTCGAAGCCTCGGGCTTGAGCGAGCTGCTCACCGGCGTACGCGCCGCCCATTCCGCGCAACTCGTTGCCGAACGCTTGAACGGCCTTCGCGCCGCCTTCACCGTAGTGGTACGCCTGATCAGCCTGCTGATTGACGTAGTTCGGGTCGCGCCCGATCATGTAGTCGCGCCACGCGCGGGCATCCTCCGGACGTCCCGACATTGGGTCTTCGACCTGGTGCCCTGTAGCGAAGTTGTCCCACTCGGGGTTCTCGATCCCGTCCGCGCCGTAGCCAGGTGTGTAGTTCGGGTTCTCCCGAATGAACTTCCCCGCAGACTGCTCGATAGACGAAGCCCCGCGCACGCCGTCGTAGCCCTCGTCAACGTAGTCGTCGCCCGGCCTGTACGTGTACGGGTCCGACATCATTGGCATGTTGGACACGGGCTCGCCCTCGGCCTGCAGAGCGTCGTAGCCCTTCTTGGCTGTGCCGCCGTCGGCGACGTGGTCGGATATCTTCTCCCACCAGTCACGGCCTTCGGTCTTTGGTTCTGCCTTATCCCTGTAGGCCATTTGCCGTTCATCGCTCCGTTGTGGTTGTTCGGCGCTCGCCCTGCGACTCAGTCAGAGCAACCTGCCAGCCGTGCATTCTCACCGAGGAGCCGGCTGCGGGCTGCGCCGACCAGTAGAGAGTGAACCCTGTGCAGTGACCCTGCTGGGGGACCTGCTGCTTGTATGAGGCTTCGAGCGTGGACGCCGGTGTCCAATTGACGTTTGGACTTGAGAATTGGCCGTCCAGGTAGAGCCGCATCTGCAGAGAAGGGAACCCGGCTGTGCCGCTCATCAGAGAGATTACCGAACACAGCTTGCCGTGGCCCGCTAGGCCCCAAGGGCGAATGATTCCGGTCTCTATGATGGACGTGATCGTCTCGGGGGTGCCGCCTGCCGCGTCTACTTGGCCTGTGCCTGCGAGATAACCGCAGTAGGCAGACGAGAGGCTGTTCAGTGCGAGGAACACGCCGCTTGGCCACGCGCCAATCGTCCGTACCGACTGCGCATAGGTGTCGATCGACCAAACACCAAGGGTCAGGTCGTAGACCATCACGCCGATGTCGGTTGACCACTGCGCAAACCGTCCAAAAACGGCGGCGCCGTAGCACACGCTTCCGTCTGATTGCTGGACAGCGGCGCCCACGAAAACAGGCTCGCCGAGTCCACGCGGAACAAGCCACCAGCCGCGTGGACCCTGAAACATCACGCCCTGCGCGGTCTCAAGGACACTCCGGTTGTCTACGCACCCGATCTCGCGCGAGATGGCACGCGGCGACGACCACTGCCCCACTCCCTGGTCGTTCGGGCCGTCTCCAGTGATCGCGTAGATCGCCCGACTGCAAAACGCGATGACTGCGCCGTCCTGGTAAGCAAGCCCTGTGCATTTATCCGGCAAAACCACTGAAAAAGCCGCCGAGTTACTGAACTGGATCGGCTCGTCCGGAACAATCACCTTGCTCGAGGTGATGACCGCAGGATTCCACTGGCCGCCAACCCACAGGCGCTCCTCCGAGCGGCATAAAAACTGCGCGCTAGGGGCGAGCGCGTTGTCCCGCACCCCGCCATCGGTGTAGAGCACCTCGTTGGTCCGGATGAGTGAGTCCGTGTGCGAGGCGACACCGCCAGAGTTGTACGTCACCAGGCCGTCGGTGAAGTCGACCGCTGTTGGCGCGGCGCTCGGCAACGTCTCGCGGTAGTACGTCGAGCCGCCGGCCACGGTGCGGTAAGCGACCAAGCGAACCGGGTTCGCGATGGTGCCGGGGGCATACCGTTGAGAGAATTCGGAGGTGGTGACTTGGAAGTTGACCTGTTGGTTCCCTCCGCCGAGTGTCGCGGTGTAGACCACGCTTGGCGCGGAGCGGTGACGACGGTTTAGAGCGTCGCTCCACTCGAAAACGAACACCCAGTTGTAGGTGCCAGCTGCAGTCAGGGAACCTGCGGCCGCCTGCGCGGCCGTCATCACCGCGGGACGGTAGGCAAAGCCTATCTCGGCCGCTCCGATTGGCTGCGACTGCCCGATTGCCGCCGAGCCGCCGTAAAACGCGCTCCCTAAGCCGTAGAGCTGCACAGGTTGACCAGCAACCACGAGTTGGTCGGCGAATTCCTGTGTTTCGCGGTGCGAATTCTGCGAAGAAACGGTGTATTCGAGTAAGTCGAGGCGAATCAGGTCGTCAGGTTGCGAGTTTTGCGCTCGCTGCAGGAGCACCTGAGTCATAAAGAACATGCTCGCCGCGCCGACCGCCGCGCTGCTGAAGCAGTCGTAGCGTCGGCTGACGATGTTCGCGGTGTTCGGCAGCTCCGTCTCGTCCGTTGCGAGCTCCAGCGTGGGCGTGGTGTTGAAAGTCGATGTGTTGTCCGGTCTCCAGCGCAGCAGCACCGACCGCTGGAACGTCCACGCGCCCTCACCCGAGGTCATGCACCAAACCCGCATGAGCGCGTCAGGCTTGCTTATCGGGTACACGTGCCAGCACGTGATAAAGATCGTCGCGATCCCGGTCTCGGTAACGGTCCCGCTCCGCACCGAGCGAGTGAACGGCGTGGTCGCGTCGTTACTGTGGCGGTGCACAAAGAACGCCGTGGCTGCGCCGCCCGCGTCGTCAGGGTGCGGGCCAAACAGCGGTGGTCCGTAAACGTTGGCCGCCGACTGGATTACCCCGTTCATGATTCCAGCGAACGGCCCCGTGGCGTCGAAGATTCTGTAACTAACCGCGCCGGTCACTGTGGGGTTGTCGTAGTAGCCGACCCACACAAGTGTATTCGCCGGATCGCCCCAAACGCTGACTGGCACGGTGCCATTGCAAGCGAACGAGGTTGAGAACGCGAGTGCTGGAGTCGCGTTGAACATCCCGACAAAGACGACCACGGCTGCAGTTTGCGCGACGATAACCCACAGCCCGCTGGAGTAGGCCGAGATGTCCCAATAACTCGCGGCCGTGTTCAGTGTCGCCACGGTAACCGGAGTTCCAAGCGAAGCCGTGCCGCCGCTAATCGAGATACGCATCCCGATCACCGCAAGCGCGCTCTGCCAGACCAGCATGAAGCTCGACCCGACAGCCACCACACAGGGCTTGGTGCCGAGTTCGTTGCCGGTCCACAGTCGCACTCCGTCGGGTGACTCGAGCGCCCAGAGTACGCCAGCGCCGCTGGTGGCGGCGAACAGCAGATATCCTTCGGTGTTGATCGCGACCGCCCATCGGGTGCTGCCCAGCGGGGACTGTCCGCTGCTCGGCAGTGCTGGCCGTCGTCGCACTGGCTTAGCGCTGGAGTAGCAACCAACGAACGACAGGTAGCCAGACGTCGCGTCACGCCCGAACAGGTGACCGCCCGCGCCGAGCAGGCACGATTCGCCCAGGCTCGCGACCACGCCGATCGGTTCGCCGTTGGCGATGGTGTACGAGCTCGTGGTGGTGGCGGACCGAACCGCTATGGACCCAGGCCGGCACGTGACCTCTCCCTGGACTGGGAAGCGCACGTTCTGAGCCGTGGCGAGTGCGCCGACTGGCAGCAGTTGGCGGCTGATATCGTCGCGCAACCCCGGCAGTACCGGGACTGCTAGCAGCTCCTGTCGAGTGTTAGCCACGCACCCTCCAGAAGTTCACGCCGTCGAACACCAGGACGTACATGCCGACCGTAGCCGGCAATGTCGCGCTCGCCGCGCCATCAATCAGGGCCGTTCCCGGCGGAATTAGTATCACCGAGTTTGCCGACGACAAGCGCACGATGGCGCACGCGCGGCCGCCTTCCGAGCCGACCGCTCTTGGCAGTCGCACCGGGACCGACGCTGCGACGGAGTCGACGCGCAGGGCCTGGCCCATGCCAACAGGAGAGTCGACCCGTGCCACCTCAGGGACGAACTCCCAAAGCTGCTCCACACCTCGCGTCACGGTCGCCAAGGCGGCAGAGATGTCGCGCGCGAACTGCTCGAGCTCCTGCCGCAGCGCCCCCTCTGCTCCGGGGAAAATCTGCTGCAGGCCTTGGTCGCCCGTTACCGCCACAAGCCGCGACTCCGGCTATAGGCGTTCTTGTTCGCGGACTCCCCCCAGGTGTCGCGCCGCTGGACGTACGACGTGCGGTTCACGCGAGCGCTCGTCTTCTGGATGTCAGCCCAAAGCGCATCCCGCTCGCGGGTCGCCATCTCGTACACCTGCGGGTACTGGTCGCGGTTGATGAGCTTGATGAACACGTCCCAAACAGGCCATTCCTCCCAACCGGCGACGCCGTCGAAGGTATCCGCCCCGTTCACCAGGTCAGCGAGCACGGGCAGGTACCAAGCCACGTACGTGTACGCGCCTGCCGGTGGCGGAAAGAGAGCCAGTTGGCTGGTGCGGAAGTTTGCGAACGCCACGGTGATGCCGTTACGCGCCCCGGTGGTGTCTTGGAACTCGTTGCGCCGGGTGAATTCGACGCCGTCGCAGGAGTGCCAGCGGCTGTCTACCTTCAGGTCGAGCCCGTAGACGCGCACCACGTTCGGGCTCAACGCGGTGAGGTCCAGCACTCCAAACTGGTAAGGCGCAGTCGCGCCAACCGTGAGAGCTCCGGTCGCGCTCACCAGGTAGTGGTTGATTCCCGCGGTGCTGACCTTCTCTCGGAACCGCTGATTCGACTGGTTCAGCAGGCGCGTAAGGTTGGTGTCGTCGTGGCGAGACGTGAGCCCTTGCGTGTCCGACAGGTAGCGGATGTCCGCCAGCAGATTCGTCAGGGTCCGCGTTCTCGCCATGCGTCATCGGTCCTTCTTTTTGGAGCCCACGCCGAACACGAGTTCGAGCGCAGGCGCTCCGCGCTTCGGCTTCTCCTCCGCGCTCTCTTCTTCGGAGTCGTCGTCACCGTTCACACAGAGGTGAATCAGCTGTTTCAGCGCGGCCAAGCGCGCTGCGTCGAACTCGTGGTCTGGGAAGGCTTCAGCGGCGAGGGCCGCGAACTCGTCTTCGCCCTCGTCGCCGTAGTCTTCCTCTTCGTCGTCCAACGCCATCAGGCGCTCGACGTCCGCGCGTAGAAAGTGACGTGAATCTCATCGCCGCTGGCAGGGTTGGTTGCCGCGCCAGCTGCGTTATTGGTGCGAATCTGCGCCGTCCCTGAGCCAGCCACGCGAGCAGTCACCAGACTGGTGATAACCGTTGCTGCCGCGCTCTTGACGGTGAGCTGAATTCCCACGTCAACGCTCGCCGGGTAGGTGAGGTTGAACAGCCCGGCGCCAGCGTTCGCCGCGGCCACGCCGGGCGCGCCCTGGACACTAGATACAGCGCCAGCCGCGCCAACGTTGATGATCGAGTGCGCGATCACCACGTCGGGATTCCCAGCCTGCGCCGGGTAGGGGTTGAGTTCGAGCCATCCCATGGTGTTTCTCCAGAAAGGAGCAACCGGGCAGCCCGAAAGCCGCCCGTGTCGCCATCAGGTGAGTGGCACTCGGCCGTTGTTCTTCGGCGCGTTGCACCCGAGAATCGGGTAGCTCAGCAGGCGAAGCTCGTAGTCCGTGCTGGATGCCTTGCGAAGCATCTCCAGCCCGTCCTCGTTTTGGGCGTGGATGAGCTCACCCATGGAGCTGATCCACCAGTTCTCCTCGCGGAGCGCGAAGAACGTACCCTTGGGGCAGTGGCGGTCTGCGTAGATGGGGACCATGCCGCCGCCCATCGAGACGCTGATCGCCATGTAGCCGAACTGCGTCTTCTCGTCCTCAAGGGGACGGACGCCGCGCGCCTGCATCACGGTCTCGAGAACCTGCCAGTCCTCGGGGTGCATGAAGCCAGCCGTCGGGCGCTTCGCCTTGAAGCGGCCAGTCATGTAGGCGCCGAGGATGCGGATGCGCTCCTCGAAGCTCTTGTTCGACACCACCGAGGTGGGCACGCGGCAGCCGGCGTACCGCTGGGGCTGCGTGGCGCGCGTCGCGGAGCTGATGCCCCACAGCGCCATCGGGGTGTCCGAGGCAGTCACGAAGCACTGAACGCCCTTGATGACGACCGTGCCGGTGTTGCCGAAGAAGTCCGACTCACGGAACAGCGAGTCGCCGTCGGTGAAGCTGGTGATGGCCGCCGCGCTTGCCACGGTAACGGTGCCAGCCGAGGCGTTAACCGCGGTGACAGCCGTCGCCGAGCCTGCTCGGAGGGTGTGCGCTGCGTCGGAGCCGTCGTTGGCCGACGCCTTCAGCAGCATGTCGATCTCGAAGTTCCCGGCGTCGCTCGGGGTGGCCAGCGTGATCGTGTTGGTCGCCAACGAAGCGCGAACGCCGATGGCGCCGCCGCCGTTGCCCCACAGGTAGATGCTGAGGTTCTCGGCAGCCTGCTCGTAGAGGCCGTCCGTCTCAGCCATCTGGTTGCTGAGGAACGCTCCCATGTTCGTGCGGGATGCCTTCAGCACCTTGTCGCCAATGGCGACGGTGCCGTAGTAGTCACCCGCTTGGGTGGCGAACTTATCGCTCTTGGTGTTGGTCTGGTTCGTCTGCGCGGTCGCGAACGACCCGCCCAAACCCTGGGGATTCCCGTAGAGAATCGGGATCGGCATCGTGTCGCCGACCATGCCGGTGTCACCGCGCTTCTCGAGCTTGCCGAGTAGCACGCGGTCGCCGTACATCAGTTGTTCGACCTTAGCCTTGTCCGAGTAGCGCTCTTTCAGCAGCGCATCGAACTGCGTCATCGTTGAAGCGGTCATGTTGCTTGTCGACGCAACGCCCGCGGGTGATTAGGCCTTCTTGCTCTTACGGTCTGCCTCAGCCGCCACACTCATGCGCTCGATGGCTGATTGCATCCACTCGTTCGAGTCCACTTTGACCGGCCTACTTGCCGCTGCGTCGGTCGCCTTCCGTTGAGGGATGGAGGTGGAAACCTTCTGCGTCCTCACGGGCAACTCAGCGGCCCGGCCACTTTCAGCTTTCGCTGACTCCCGATTCGCTCCATCGACTGGAGCGCCCTCGGGGAAGGCCTTCTTGAGTCGAGAGTATAGCGTTTGCATCTCAGCCAGCAAGTCACTACCGCCGCGACTCGGCTTGCGTCGCACCGCTTCCGCGATGGCAAGCGCCTCGCCTGTCTTCTCGTAGTGGTCCTTCTGCACCTGGTAGATGGCGTGCACGAAGCGCGGGTCATCCGAGAAGGCTTTGATGAACGGGTCCGAGCTCGCTGAAGCCTCCTGCGTGAGGCTGGCCTTGTAGTCGGCGATTATCTTCTGCTGCCGAGCCTGTTGCTGCCGAGCCTGGCTCTCCTTGAGCTCGAGCTGCTCTCGCTCCTCGCGCTCTCGGTGCGCCTGCTCGAGGTCCCGCAAGCGCTTGAAGTTCGGGTCAGCGAACCGCTGGATTGCTTCGGTGTTGAGCTCATTCCAGCTCTTGCGGCCCAGCGCCTTGGCGAAGGCGTCAAAGTCGCCTTCCTCGATGGCCTTGTTCGCGGCGAGGACAGCCTGCGCTTGGGAGCGCGTGTACCCGAGTTCCTCCTGCAAGCGCGCCCGCACCTGGCTCTCCTGCTCGGCGAGGGCTTGCTTGGCTCGGCGGCGCTCCTCACGGAAGGCCACACGCTCGGCGACGGTCACCTTGTTGCCTTCGATCTCGAACCCGTGCTTCTTGGCCAGCTCCTCGAGCTGCTTGCGCTCGTCGGCAGTGAGGACCGGCTCTGCCTTGGGCGCGGGAGCGGCTGCGGCTGCGGCTGCGGCTGCCTTGCCTGCAGGCGCGGGGGTTGTCTGTGTGGTCGCGGCAGGCGAGGCCTCGGTCTCGGCAGCAGCCGGCTCGGCGCCGCCAACTCGCTCACCAGCGCGCGCCCATGCATCCATCAAGTCTTCGGCCATTACATCTGTCCTTGCGGCGGCGGTGCGCCGGGTTGCGGTTGCGGGGCCATGCCCTGCTGGAGCTGGGCCTGCGCGAGGGTTGCCTGCTGGATCAAGTGGTCGAGTTCCTGGATGTACCGGCGCAGCAGGCCGATGTTGAAAGCAGGCGCCTTGTCCCGCTTGGCGCGGAAGTAGGCGGCGCTAAAGCGCATGAGCGCTCGCGGCTTGTCGAGGATGGCGCCGTCGGGTGACTCGTACTCACCGGCGTCCCACCTGCCCTCTTCCGCATCGAGGTAGGTATCGATGAGCGCGTCGATGTACTCGTACTCGGAGCTCTCGGACTGCAGCTCCTGCTCGAGGTCGGGCCAGCCCAGCAGCTGCTTGTAGGTCTGCGGGGTGATGAGCTTCTGGCTGAACAACTCGCCGGCCATGCTCAGGCGGCCAGCGGGGTCGTTCGGCAGCGCCGAGGCTGGAGCCACCACGATGCTGAACGGGTTGTCCCCGATGTCGGCGTCCTTCCACTTCACCTCCTGCAGCGTGGCCTTGCCTGGCCAGCGCACGGCGAAGTTGGGGTCGTCCTCCGCGAGCTCCTTCAGCCGCCAGATGTACTGGTGGCCGAGGTCGACGAACACCTGCTCGTAGCGCTGGCCCTTGGGGAGCTGGCGTCCTGTCTTGACGTCGTTGAGCGTGCGCATCGCGACCGCGCTCTCGACGCCAGGCTCACGTCGCGCAGCCGCGCCCACCTGGCTGATGCCGATGGCGTCCCAGAACTGGCGAATCTTGCTCTGCGCGTACTGGAACTCGGCGTCCGCGAAGGGCGGGACGAGGGACTCTTGCGGCATCGGCTGCCCCGCTTGCACCGGGATGGCCGTCTCGGGACCGTTCTGCTCGAAGGCCTCCGGAGGCACCGCGCCGTCCGCGTAGTAGACGCGCTTGCCCGAGGCGATCTTGGCGCGCGCCAGTAGCCGCCGATCGAGCTCGCCCGCGTCCTCGGCAGCCTTCGCGCCGTCCTCGACCACGCCAGCGCCCCAGAAGCCACCGCGGTGCGGCTCCCAATGGAGGAAGGCGAACGGGAACGCCGGTGCGGTCCACTCACCCTCAGCCATGACCTGGCCTCCGATCGAGACCACGACTCGGCCAGGGTCGTCCTTGCTCAGAGGCAGGCGCCAGGCCGTAACCATCTTCACCTGGCGGATGGAGCGCGTGCGGCCCATGAGCGCACCTCGCTCGAAGCCGGAGAACTCCTCGGCGTTCTCGATGGCGCGCCGCTTGGCCTGCGCGGACTCGCCGCTGCCCTCGACGAACAGCGCGATGGCGCGGTCCACGTCGATGGGGCTCACGCGGAACAGGTTCTGCGGGTCGCGGCCCTCCGCGGGGTCCACGTACAGCTCGCACACCGGCACAAGCTCGTGAGCGATGCGCTTCTCGGCCAGGTCGGCGATCACGTAGATGGCGGCCGTGCCCTGGACCATGCACTCCACTGCGGAGTCACCCATGAGCGCCCAGCCGTCGACCCAGCGACCCTCGCGCTGAGAGAGGATGCCCTCACAAATCTTGTCGAGCTTCTGGGCCTTGCGACGGAGCTTCCACTCGGCCCCGCTCGTCTGGAACTGGGGCTTCGGCTTCTGCTTGGCGTAAATCTCCGCGTGCCCCGTCTGCACCGCGCTCCGGATGAGCCCCAGCGGGTCCGCGTCGATGGTGCGGTTCAGATAGTCGTGCGAGTAGTAGCCCGCGGCGCTGTAGTTGGAGAGCGCGGCCTTCTCGAACAGCTGGAGGTTGTGGAGATAGCGGCTGCGGCGCATGGTCTGCTGGCGCCACAGGTCATCCGCGATGTCCCGCACCTCGTTGGCGAGCGCGGTCCCTTCCAACCGGTACCAGCGCTCGAGAGTGGCCGCGCTCTTGCGTGCCATCAGTCCTCCGCCTTCGGCTTAGGAGGCTTGTTCGACGGGCGCTTCACCGGGCTTGGACTCGGTGCCTCTTCCGAGAGGTTGACATCCACGCCTGCTGGCACCGGAGTGAGCACGAGGTCGAACTCGGACCCCTTGGTGACCTCCGGCGCCTCGCCTGGCTTAACCGCGAGCACCAGGTGACCAGCGCTGAACGCTGCACCGTCTGCTGACACAGGCACACAGTGGAAGTCACGCGGACCAGCCACGTCGCCAACGACACGAGCCACTTTGAATCGAGCAAACATCGCACTCCCTTTCACTTCTTCAAGAAGTCCCGCAGGCTCCGCGCCTGCTTTCGCTTCACCAGTTGCCGGTCAATCTCGGCTTTCTTCCACTTCGCCTGCTGCGCCTGCACCCACTCGGCAGTGCCCTCCTTGGGAGGCTCTTCCTCGGGTCGGTACACGGGCCACAGCGCACGGGCTCCGTAGAGCATCGCGTCACCGCAGTGGTTCTGGAACCGCTCGTCCTCCTTGGCGCCGCCCTCGTCCCAGGCCAGCACCGCGCACTCCTCGACCAGCACGCGAGCGCGTGAGTAGTCGACCTTGAGCGCGCTGGAGAGAATCTCGCCGCGGGTCCACTCTTGCGCCGCGCGCTTCTGGCTCTTGTCGGCAGCCTCGCAGCCAACGCCCTGAGCGCGCATCTGGGCGCCGTAGCCCTTGCCGAGCGCGCCCTCGTCGACCACCACGCGGATGCCTGGGTAGCGAAGCTTGTAGCCCTCGACACGCGCCGCAACAGCCGTGGGGATGAGCCCGGTCTGTTTCTCGGCCTCCAGCACGTAGAGCTCGCCGAGCCCACGCCGGCAGGCCAGCACCACGAACGCGCACGGGTCCGGGTGAAAGCCGATGTCGACGCCCAGCGAGTAGGAGTACTCGCCCTCCGGCAGCACGCCGTCCCACTGGTTGAGCGCGCGGGAGAACGGGTACACGAGCGCGCCCGAGTCGTTCACCCACTCGCCGAGCCACTCTCGCCGGTAGGTCGGGTTGTCGAGCTCCCAGCGGTTGGCAAGGCGCTTGGCCTCGAGCCATGTCCCAGCGTGGGGGATGCTGGAGTTGTGGAGAACAGTCCAGTTGTAGGTAGGCCAGGGCGCGTACTCACCGCCGCCGGTCGTGACGCAGTGGAAGTAGCCAGCGCACACAGGGCCTGGAGTGCCGGTCAGCGCAATCTGCCCTTGCCGGTCGAGCAGGGTGGGGTCGAGCACGTCTTCCACCAGCTCGTCGAGGTAGCCGGCGAAGGCTTGGGCCTCGTCCACGGCGACGCGGTCGAAGGCCTGCCCGCGGTACTTCTCGATCTCGCTGCGGTCCGGGCAGCCGCTGATCCAGATGGTATGCTCGTTCGGGTGGACGACGTAGAGCTGGCCGTCCTCCGTCTTGAACTGCAGCTTCAGCTCATGGCGGCGGTTGAGCTGCTGCAGCGCCTTCCACATGATCTGACGCGCCGAGTTGCGAGTGAGCGCGATGAAGCAGGAGCTGCCGCCCGGTCGCTCCTCCGCGCCTTCGAGCAGCCAGCAGCCGATGCCGTGCGACTTGCCAGCGCGGCGGCTCGTGACTGCGGCTCGGCGCTGGTGACGCGCCCGGACGAACTCACGCTGCCCGCCGGGATGCAGCCCGCGCAGGTACGCTCGACCCGACGTCTGCGCGAGAGACGCGAAGGCCTCCAACGCAGACACGGTGTCGATGGCCGCGCTCATCGCTGGTGGGCCTGGTCGGATTCGAACCGACGACTGGGGGGTTTCGCTCTCTGACGAGAACTAGCTCCTTGCTCTACCAATTGAGCAACAGGCCCGCAGTTCATCGTACCAGGTCACCACGCAGCGCGCGACCGAGCCAGTAGCTCGACCAGACCAGCAGGGAAGTGCCGTAGAGGTGAACCTTCACTCGGCAGCCGCCTCTTCCTCGAGCACACCGAGCACCTCATCCTCGCGGATGATCCGGAACTCCCCGCGTTCGTCCCCGAGCTCCGCGAAGTCCATGGGCTTGTTGTGGCGCGGCACGTTGATGTCGAGCTCGTAGTTCTGGCCGGCGCGAGCGTGGACCAGGACCACGTTGCCGACCTTGAGCTCGGTTGGCACAAACGTGCTGGTAGCCACGGTGTGCTCGGTGTCCGCAAGTCGTCGCTTGCCGTTGCGGTAGTGGCCTGGGCCCACGGCCTTCACCTCAGCCTTGCGGGTGTCCACGGCTCGGCGCCCGTGGGCCTGCTGCGGAATGACCAGGCCGCCAGCCGTCGTGCTCGCCTCCGGAAGGAACCGGATGAGCACGTTGTCCGAAGTCATCCGGATCAAGGCGCCTCTACGATGCCGTAGCCAGCCCCGGTGAAGAGCAGCGAGCGTCGCTCCTCTGAGGACTCGGGTTGCCCCGCCGGGCGGATGCGCACCAGCACGCCCTCGGGGTAGGCGACGACGTCGGTAATCTCGCCGTCGAGCTGCCCACCGCCGATGACGGAGCCCACCGCGAACGAGGTGGCCTGCGCGGCCTCCCACACCGGGTTAGGCACGGTGAACTTCCACAGCCGAATCCCGTCGTCCTTCGGTGGGAGTGGAAGTCTGCCGTCTGTCTCGTGCCCCGCCGTCAGCGTCTTCGCCTTGCTCATGGTGAGAGCGAAGGTCTCACGACACTAAGAACCTCGTTAGAGCTGCTCGGTCGTTTTATCCACGCTTCCAACCGGTCTCACTCAGCACCTGCTCGAGCTCCGGAGTTGGCGACTTGAGCCACGCCTTGATGCGAGCCCACAGCTCTTCCTTCGGCGGCGTCACGTCCATGGTCTTGGTGGGCGCGTCGATACCGAGCAGCTTCCGCTTCGACTCGAGCACGCGCACCGCGGTCTGGATGGCGAACGAGTCTCCCTTCGCGACCTTCTCTTGCGTCGCCGCGTAGAGCTCCTCCGTTCGTGCGACCTCCAGCTCACGCAGCTCCGTCGCCGGCTCGGTCAGCGTCTCTCGCAGTCTGCGAGTGACTGCCTCATGCACAGCCGCTGGAGTGACGCCCTCCTCAGCAGCGATGGCGCGGTAGGACTTGCCTGCGATGCGTGACTGCATCCAGCGCGCGTGTCGCTCGGCAGCATCGAGAGCAGCAGGTGAAGTAGCACTGCGTCCGGGACCTTTGTGTTTAGTCGGCCCCCCTGGCCCAAGCTTTGCACCCTTGACAGAAGTGGCCGACCTCCCTCTTAACGATCTCCCAGGTCGGAATCCTTTCTGGTCGGTCATCTCGGTTCTCCTTCCGTACTCGGGCGCTGAAGTTCCACGACTAAGTCGGTGAGCCTCTGAACTTCGCGGTCGAGTTCATCCAGGCGCTTGGCTGCCTCGTCGAAGCCGTCGCCAGCCTGAGGGTTCTTGTCGTGCCGCATGTGCCTCGCCCACCAGCGCATGCGCTCCGCGAGGATGTGGCTTCCGGGCTTGAACGCGCTCACGGGCAAGCCTCCTTGCACGGCAGCTCGCGGCTGGTAACGGTGCCTCGTCCAAGCCACCACAGGTCAGCTGACAGTGTGCCAGTAACAGAGTGGCAGTCGGGAGGGATATCGCCACACGCTTGGTAGACGACCTCGACGCAGAGGTCTGGAGTGGGGATGTAGGTTCCGCCGACGATTGCGAGACCGCGCTGCTCGCAGGAAGCGGGGTCGCTGAGCGCTTCGAGCTTGCCGCCGCACCCGAACAGCACGAGGGCGACAGCTGCCGCGACGCACCAGAGGGCTATGGCCGCGCCGTTGATGGCGGTGCGGGCGATGTGGCGCGGAGTCATTAGGCAGCCTCCCAGTCAATAGCCTTCAGGTCGGCTAAGTGAATCACCTTGGCGTGGCGGTCCCCGGATGCCTCAAGCACGAGGACTTCGTTGTTGTTGAATACCAGTCTGAAGCCATTGCCCCAGGCTGCGCGTCGGACGCTCTTCCCAGCAAGCAGCTGCCTGCATGCCCATGCGAACTTCATTCGGCAGCCTCTTTCTCGATGAGGTCCACGGAGAACTTGAGCGTCGTGACGTCGAAGCCGCGCTGCTTCAGCTCCTGAACGAAGCTCAGTCCGCTCGAGAGAGCAACACAGTTGAACACGTAGTGAAGCAGGTGGCCGTCCGCTCGCTGGGTCGGGTGGTAGAAGGTGAGGTCCTTCTCGCGCTTGTCCCAGTACACGCGGAGTCGGCGCGGCTTCGCCTTCTGGGCGCTCATTCGGCAGCCTCTTTCTTGCTGTGCACCGGACATCGCTCGCAGGTGCAACGGGTGTCCTTCTCGCGGATTCGGCGGTGCTCGGTGAGTCGGATGTTGCTCGCCTCTCGCGAGAGTTTTGCGGCTGCGCGCTCGTCGGGTGGGTTGGCGGCGTTGACCATACCGAGCACGTGAGCGAGCAGGTTCCACTCGTCGCGGACGAACTGGTTGTCGGGCTCGCGCTCGAGGCGGGCCTCGCGGTAGGCCATCATTCGGCCGATGACGGAGCGAGCTTTGCCGGGATTCATGGTCTGCCTTTCCGGTGCTCGTTCAGAGCACGCATGATCGTTTCAACAGCCTCGTCGCTGAGCCCAGCGTGTTGGTTTTCGACGCTCGTCGCGAAGGTGCGAAGCTGGCGCCCGTGCTTGCCTTCGAGGACTTCGCGACACAGGGCGGAGCGGCGCTCTCGGCGCTCCTTGGCGGCCACGTTTTGCTTGATGGCGCGCTGCCGGCGGACCTCGCGTTCGCGCTCGTCGGTCGGGTAGAGGCGCTCAGCGACCTCGGCTAGCTCAGGCGGGAGAGCTGCGAGCCGGGCGCGCGCGTCGAGGGGGAGGTCGCGGCGGGTCACCGGCGCCGCCGGTTCGCCCGGCGCTGCTCACGGTTGAGCACCAGGGGCGGAGCCTGTTTTTGCCCGGGTTGGCCCTTCGCCTCCTCCTGGATAGCCGCCTCAGCGGCGTAGACATCAGGAGGCACCAGCGTTGCCGAGCCCACCGACGCCTTCGCCCAGCGAAGCAATTCTCTGCGCGTCATTGAGCGGACACAGCTTTCTTGACCGCCCTGCGGTCAGCTGCGCACGCCTTGCAACGGTTCGCGTACCCGCTCGCACCGGTGGCGCACTGGTGAAAGAAGACCGCCTCCAGCGGCAGCCACTGCGAGCAGCCCGCGCAGAACTTCTCCAGGCCACTCTCCGTGCCGCGGACCTTCACGGAGCGGGGCCGCGCCGGTTTCCTACGCGGGAACTGCAGGCCGCGGCCGTCCAAGAAGCCTTTGAGGCCCTGCGTCGTGAGCCCGAGTTCGCGCGCCGCGCGCGAGATGTTCCAGCTGTTGCGCTCCAGCGCGTCCATGCGACGGCGCACCACGAGGTCGTTGTGCTTGTTCACAGTGACCTCCCAACCTTCGCCACCAGCGACGTGACATTGTTCGTCCCGCCCGCCAGTCGCGCGACGTTGCCCTCTGATGCGCGCAGCCGGAGCGAAGGAGCCAGCGCCTGTTCCGAGTGCTCCCGAGCGCTTACGGCGTCGTACGCCTCCACGAACCGGGCGCGGTCGGCGACGTCGTTGGTTGACCGGCAGAGCTCCAGCCACCCGAGCGACGCCACCACGTGAGCCACGATGGGGTCATCGAACGTGGGTACGCGGTAGCTCCCGACGTACCGGATTGCCTTGGTCACGTCGCCCCACGCTTCGACGCCCGTGCGGCGCGGCCCGGCCTGCACGGTGTGCACAGCCTGCCGAACTTCGGCGATGGTCGGCAGGAACTTCGAACTCTGAATCAGGCGAGCCACCGCGCCGTTCGCTGCCGCGCAGTCGAGGTCGACCAGCATGCGTTCGTACAGCTCGATGGTGTCCTTTCGCCGCTCGTCGCGAGACGGGTACGCGGCAAACAGCGTGAAAACCAGCATCGAAGCCTCTGCGGGTGTCATCGGCGGCCCTCCGCTGCGGCTTTTTGAGCCGCTTCCTCGGCGCAGATTCGCTCGACGCGCTCTCGATGGGTTTCCTGGTGCTGCGGGCGCAGCAGGCGAATCTGCGTGCCGCTGCGCTCGTCGCGCGGCGCCGCGTGCTGGTTTTTGAGCCAGTTCCGGAACGCCGCGTCCCAATCGGCTTTCCTTTCGGCCTTGGACTTGGCCCAATCGCGCATCCGGTCGCCCTGCTCGCTGGCGTCGTGGCCTAGCTTTGCCGCGAGCTCTCGGTGCGCGTCGGTCGGTCCAGCCCAGGAATCCACGGGCCAGAGCACGGACTTCGGGGCCCTTTTGGGTTGAGCTGGGGGCGCTACGGCGCCTCCCAAAGAAGAACCCGTAGGGTTCTTTGGGAGTGGAGTAGGAGTAGGAGTAGGAGTAGGAGTGGATCCAGAAGAATTCGCGAAGAGGTCCGATTCTTCGCTCGGTGTCTTCGCTTTCTCTTCGCGCGAAGAGTCATCGCTCTTCACCTTGCGACGCTCGTAACTCTTCGCTGCTCGCTCACGCCCCGACGCGAGCTTGTCCTCGTAGCGTTCCTTGTTTTGGTTCCAGTAATGGAACCGGTGAATCTGGTAGCCACCTTCGGTGCGCTCCCACAGGCCTACCTCCACCAAGCGCTCAGCGAGACGCTTCGGTGTCTTGAACGGGTAGAGCATCCCGATCGCCGCCTCGGGGATGAAGCCGTCGCGCGCCCGCTGACGGTTCGCGTACATGAGACCGCATGCCCACAGCCAGCAGGCTTCGGCGCCGGCGGCGAGCTGCTTGCGGTGCTCGTTCGCCTTATCGTCCAGCTTTGCCCAAGTCATCCGGCGACCTCCTCGCTCGAGGGCTCGCCTGTCGACACTTCGCCGGACCCGTCGCAGAGCGGGCACTCGATGGTGACGACGTGGCCTTCACCTTCGGAGTCGGTGTACTCGGCATCGACGGAGCCTCCGCCGCTGCAGTGGTGACATGTCTTCATTCCGCAGCCGCCTCTCTCGACCACCCCATCCGGTCCTCCCACTGCTCCAACGTCTCGCCGTCGAGCGCGCGCGTCGCGACGATGGGGCGAGGCTCAGCCACCGGTGGCGTCCAATTCAGCCGCTCCGGCATCTCGCGTTCGGCCTTCTTTACCGCGACCATCACCGTGGTGTGATCGCGACCGAAGACCCTTCCGAGCTCCGGGTACGATAGCCGCGTGCGCCTGCGCACGAGCGCCATGGCCATCGCGCGCGCCGCAGCCACTCCTTTACTGCGCGACCTGCCGAGGACTGAAGCGGGCGTAACCAGGAACTGGTTCGCGGCTTCCTGCACGCAGGCCGCGACGAACTCAGAAAGGATGACGTTTTCCTCTCGGTCGATGGGGCGCCGTTGCCTCAAGTGGCCCTCGGCTTGGCGATGCGAGCCGCGCTAGTTGAGCAGTGCGCCGCGCACCGCGGGTACGCTGGCATCGACAGGTCCCAGACCCTGAAGCATGGGGTCGAGTTCCTGGAAGGCTCACCAAGAACGATGACCGCTGGCGTCCCGCAGACATCGCAGGCGAACTGCTCGGCGGTGTTGTTGGTGGGTGCGGGCGCCTGTTGAGTAGACTTCAAGTGGCCTCCAATGATTGCCAGCGCTCGACAGCAGCGAGCGCAGAGCGGACGTCTCGAACAACATCGTAACGAGCGCCGAGCGCATCGGCGCGGCGCCTCCAATCGAGCTGCGCCCTGTTGGGGCGACCCGTTGAGGACTTCACTTCCAGCCCGAAGAACCGGCCACCCTTGAGGATGCCGATCACGTCGGGAGTGCCGGGCGGCGCGCCGCGGATAACGCGACGACTGGCGCCTTTGCCGATGACCGTTAGTCCCGCGTTGGCGCGCCACGCGCAGACACCGCGCAGCTCGAGCGCCTGCAGGATGGCCTTGAGGATTGGCGCCTCCTTCACGGGCGCACCGCCTGTCGCGCGAGGCGAACCAGGTACTCGGCGAAGAGAGGTGGAGTTCGGCGGCGCTCAGTGTCCGAGCATCGTGGCAGCTGCTCTGCCCATGCAGGATGCTTCGCTTGGGTCGGGCGCCCCCGGCGGCCGCTCACGCTGCGCGTCGGCTCACGCCCAGGGAACGGCGGCGCTTCGAGCGCAGAGCGCGGGACGCCTACGAGGTAGAGCCAAGTCCGCTTGCGCGCAGGGTGGCCCCACTCAACTTGGTCGAGTTCGATGGTGTAGCCGCCAAACGAATCGGCCCAGCGTGTAGGGCATGCGCCCTCGGGGTCACGCTCGGACGTCGGGAGCGGCAGCCCGCAGTGCTCCCACAGCTTGCTGCCCGCCGGGTGCTCCAACACTCCACCCCAGCGGCGCACTTGCTCGACGGCACGAGGGGCGCAGTCGGCATCGGATGTGACGACGGCTTGACCGTCGCAGTAGATGCATAGCTCCCATTCGCCCGGCGTGTACCCGTTATCCTGACGAACGCGCTCGCCGACTCGACGAGGGCACTCCGCGTTAGTGCAACCCCATTCGTAGCCGGCTAGGTGCCGCAATCGCCCCCAGTGCTTGCACGGCGGGTGCGCTACGACCGGGTGCGAGCCGGCGTACTTGCGCGCGTCGCGATACTCATCCCAGCAGTCGACGAACTCCCAGGAGTCGTCAGCTTGCTTGTGACCGATGTGCGGGTACGGACCGCGCGGGTCCACGTAGAGCGCCGCGACGCAGTGTGCCCCTGTTGTGCCCGACACCGCGGGCCGGGTGGACTGCGCGGACCCAGTGGACGAGCCGCTCGGTGCGTTTCCCGCAGAGAAAGCGGGTTTTGCGGCGCGCCCGGCTGGACTCGAACCAGCGACCAGCGGGTTAGAAAGCCTCTGCTTACCCACGTGAACCAGCCTTTTTCGCCCGCCGTGTCCGCTTGGGGGCCTTCCGTTGTGCTGTCTGCGTGCCAAGTCGGGCCACGAGCAGGTTCTCGAAAGCGTCGGTCGGTAGCTTGCCGTAGACACGCTCGACCATCGCACTGGTGGCGTGCCCCATGGACCGTGCGATGAGGTGCGGCTCTACGCCATGGGACCGCAGGATGTACCCGTGTGTACGGCGTAGGTCCCGCGGAGTGACCCGCGGCACGTCAGCTTGCCTGCAGGCCACAGCTAAATCGCGGACTGCGTTGCCCCAGGGGGCAAACGGGAGGTGAGCGGCGGCGAGGTGCAACAGACGACTGAAGAGCGGAAGCACCACGGGGACCTCGCGGCGGCGGTGCGTGTTCTTCGTGCCGCGAACGAAGACGCGGCTTCGCAGAAGGTCGAAGTCCTCACGGCGCGCGAGAGCCACGCTCGACCAGTCCGCGGCGCTGGCCACGATGAACGCGCAGACGGCAGCCCGCGGCGGCGTCAGGTGCTCCAGTAGGCGACCGAGCTCCGCCTCGTTCAGGCGCCGCTCCAGCGGCACGTAGCCAGAGGCAAGCTTCGGGAACACCTCGTCCACCGAAAGTGGGAACTCGCCGCGGCGCCGAGCGAGCGCCATCGCTGCGCGGAACGTGATGAGCTCCTTGCAGCGAGTGTTTTGCGCAGCGCCCTCGCTGGCCCGCTTCAGCAGGTAGCTGTCCACCGAACGCGCTGTGACCCTCGACAGCTGAGTGTCTTCGCCAAGCACGCGCGCCACGTGACGGACGTGGGTGTCGCAGTAGTCGACGGTGTCCGGCGACAGGCCCTTGGTGCGCTGCGCCGCCATGTATGCGCTCAAAGCTGCTCCGAGCGTGGTTTCGTGCGCGGAACGATAGGTCGGATCGACGGCGCGGCGCTCGAGCTCACGAGCTGCAGCCGCCGCCGCTGTTTTGCTTGTGCACCCTGTCGACTGGCGACTGCCACCGATGCGCGCACTGAGGCGGACCCACCAGTACGGGCTTCCGGGACGTTTATAGAGCTTTGCCATGGTTGAACCGTGTTGCGCTCGCGCCAGCGAGCGAAGGCTTGGGAGGAGACGCGCACCGAGCGACCGCACTTCACGAACGGCATCTGGTGCATCACTTCGTAGGCGGCACTGCGGCTGATGCCGAGTTCGCGGGCGATGTCTTTGGCGCTGAGGTGGCTCATTGGTGCCTCAGCATCGGCAGGCGGATGCGGCGCATGGCGCGCCCGGCGATCTGCTGCGCGCGGGGTCGGCTAGTGCCGAGC